CAACGTGCGCGTGGTGGGCACCCAGTTGGATCCGTCGATGGATTCATCGAACTTGAACACGACAGCCGATGTGCCGGCGCCGTCGAGCTTAAAGCCGACCTGAACGGCTCCGTATGTGGCACGCGTAAACGACAACTGCGGGGCCGTGAGGCTGCTGTTGGTGCTCGCGGACGCGAAGTTTCCAGTGGTCCCGTTGTACGGGCTGGTGGTTTGCAGGCTGTACTGGGCCTGCGCGGTGACGGCAAACAAAAGGCCGGCGGCCGCGATGAGTAGGAGTTTGAACTTTTGCATATTTACTTGGTGCGTTTCTTCTCGGTCGCCGGGGTCGTTGATGACTCCGTGGAGATCGGTTGTGGTTTCGTGAACTTCTTCAGTCGGGTAATCCCGCAGTGGGATTCCCACACCTGAACCTCCGACCACGTGTCGTGGGTGGCCGATTGCGAGAGTTCCCGGAAGTTCCGGTTGTGGTCGTGAACCCCAACAGTGGGCCCTCGGACGATTTCACCATCCTTGGACCCGTGCCGGAATCCGATTGTAATGGCGCTACTCATCGGATCACGGGGTGATGACGCGTTGCAGTGCGGTCTGAACGCCCGGAGCGAATCCGTAGTTTGATTCAATGAACTGGTTGGCGTTGTCCAGGTTGTTGCTGCCGAACGAACGACGTTCGAGGCAGATTCCGGAATCCGGATCGACGACCATTTCGTAGGTCGTGCCGGCGCGGAGAACTTCCTCGGAGGGAGGAATTGGGCTGAAGGCCGCCAAAATTGCGGACTTGAAGAACGAGAACCCGACGAGGTTTTCCGAGTTGCTCGGAATGTTGTTCGTGGGCGCCCAGTCAAAGCCGTAGATGTTCGGGTACGGGCGGCCATTCTTGACGGCGTAATCCGCAGCGGCGGCGTAGGCGGCCTTAAATCCGAAATCCTTTTGCAAGTTTCCGTTGTGGCCCGGGGCGATCAAGATGCCTCGCGCCATAACCGGCCAGTTCGCGGTATCGGCGGCCGTCTGCATATCGATCACGTCTTCGGACCCAAAGGCGTCGGCGGCCTTCGAGATGGGCGTTGCCGTGAAGTTTGCGGCCGTCACACACGACAGGATTTGCTGCCACACGTAATAGGCGACCTGCTCGGCGATCAACTGCATGGACTGCACCACGCCAAGGAACGGCTGCCGCGCCATTTCCTGGCTTGTGAACGACGCCCCAAGGTAGCTGCGGTTCGTGACGGAGATTTCGCGCTTGGTGACGACGGTGTTTCCGGCCACGTAACCCGTGCCGGCGTTCCAGGCGGTCGGCGTGGTGGTGTTGAGCGCGAAGTATGGCACCTCGATCTTGTCGGTGCCTTCCAACTTAACGCCGTTGAACACCGTGGAGAACATCCCAAGCGGGGCGATGACCCGCTTAAAGTCGCGAAGGATGATCTGCATGATTACCTGCCGCTGAAGCTCCGCCGGCACGGTGTTGGTGTTCATCACCTGCCGAATGGCGGACTCGTTCGCGATGAACAGATCGGCCTTCTTCATGGCCTCGTTCCGCAGGTCGCGGACGCTCACGATGTTGCCACGAAGTAGCGAATCGCGGGCGGCGTTGCAGCCCTCGAAAGCGGTAATCACGTCGCGGGTCGCAGTTGCCACCACCCCCATGCCGACCGGCCCTTGCCGCTCGGGGGGCGCCGACGGGATCAGATCCAAAACAGCTTCGTCAGCCTTCGCCCGAGCAATCCACGCGTCGCGGTGGTTCGTCGGGATGCGGAGACTGGACACGGCGGAGTCAACCGCGGCGGTGATACGGTTGTCCCGCTGCGTGGTGTCGCGCTGACGCATCGCGGTCAGCTCCGCGGTAAGCGCGTTCAACTCCTCACGGGTGACCGGGGCATCGGGCTCACTCGCATTTACGGGCGGGGTGGCGGCGGTCGGCTTGCCCGCAGTGACGAGCGTCAGAAGCTGCTCATCGGTTGCATTGTCAGGCGGAGTCACGCCCCACGTTTTCAGGAGGGCGAGAATTTGGGTTTTGTTCATTGTGAATTCGTGGGGTTCGCCCTTGTTCGTCGCTCCGGGCCGGAGGTTTTTTGGGACGTTCTTGAAACCGGAAAAGTCGAATACGTTCGAAGGCGCAGTCTGCGAGTTGATCTCGTCGCACAACCCGGCGGCCTTGGCCTGCTCCGCCGTGTACCAGGTGGTGGCCTTCATGGCGGCGGCGAATGTTGCGGCCGGCTTTCCGGACTTCGCGGCGTACAGGTTCGCCAGCACCTCGTCGTGAGTCGCCAAGCACTCCATCGCCTGCTTCATCTCGAACTGATTCCCCTGCGCAATGCTCTGCGCGTTGTGAATCATCATGGTTGAGGAAGGCGCCATGATGGTTTTGGAGCACTTCACTGCGATCACGGAGGCGGCGCTTGCGGCGACCCCCAGAACGATGCAGGTGACGTTCCCGCGGGCCTCGTTCATCGCGGCGATAGCGAGTCCGTCCCACAGGTTCCCGCCGGGCGAGTTCATCAGCAGGTTTACGGGCTTGCTTTCCGGGATCAGCGCGAGCGCTTTGGCGTACTCGGCCGCACCGGTGCCGGAATCGGACCAGTAATCGTAGCCGATGTTGTCGAAGATCGAGATTTCCGCGGGCTCGCCGTCCTCGCTGTCCTCGTTGCGGACAGAGAACCACTTCTTCGGCTTCGTGGGCGCGTCGATCGCGAGCAGTTCGGGAAGCTTTTCCGACGCCTGCGCGTAGAGGCCCTTGAACTCCGGAATCCCGGCCAGCAGTTTGAGTAGTTTCTTGTTCATCCGGCGAAATTCAGGCGGTTTGCGGGTTGGGTTTGCTCGGGTGCTGGAGGCGCGACGATTTCCTGCGCGGCAAGTTCCGAGATTTGCCCCGGCGTTACGCCGTCAGCGGAACGCTCCTTGGCGAGGCGATTAATAAACGCGGCCTCGTCAGCCTTCTGGGTAAGCTGCTCGGCCCAGTCGTCACCCCGCTCGGCGTAGAGCGTCTGGTACGTGGTATTGCCGGCGGAGAGGTCAGCCAGATCGGCGGACGAATTGCGGCCGATGTCCACATTGACGGAGCGCGGCGGGCGGATGACGACGCGGTTCCAGTCCTTCGGGGAGCCCTTTAGTGCAGGATCCCAGTCCTTGCCCCACTCAATGGCGAACAAGTAAATGCGCTCGATGAACGACGCGAGAACGGCAGAGCGGGAGCGGAAAAACGTCGATGCGGAGTCGAGGTCTGCGCGCACCACGGTGCCCTGCATGGAGTACGGGAACACCAGCAGCCGAGTGATTCCGGTACCGGCGCAGACCTTCGCCGTCAGGTGGTCCCAGTAGTTTTGCTGTGCAACACCGGGTCGATCGCTGCGGAAAACCTCGTATTTATCGCCGGTCTTTAGAACCTTGGTTTCGCCGCCGAAAGCCTGCCGGTAATAGTGCATCCGGTCCTCATCCGTGACGACGCCGAGCGAGTTTGGTGCGGCCACCTTGTGGGCCTGCCGGGCCATCTCGTCATCGGTCATCTCGCCGGCCTGATTTGTAATGACACTGGCGGTGACGGCGTTCGACTTCGCAGCCATCATCTCGTACCGCTGAAGATCGTCCAGATCCGTGATGTCGTTCATCACGGGGTAGGCGAACGGGAGCCCGCGGAGCTGCCCGATGCGGGACGGCTCGAAAATGTGCTCTACGGAATCGGCTGGGAGCCTTTGGACGGTGTCATTGACCTTGATGTTGTACGCGACCGGGCGGCCGCTCTCGTCATACTCGATCCCGTCAATCGTGGTCGGGTATTTCTGGTCCTGATACTGAAACGTGCCGGACGCGCCAAACAGGTCGCCGCCACCAATGCGATGGGACTCGACAAGCTGAATCCGCGGGCGCGGCGGGGTGCCGGTGGGCTGATTTTTCCCGAAGCACTTCACCACGAAAACCTCGCCGTCCACGAACCACTCGCGGGCGATCAGGCTCTGGGTGGTGCTGAAGTTGTGGCGGTTGTCTATATTGCAGACCTTCCACCACTCCGAAATCCACTTCTTCGCCCGCTTGTTCCAGTCCGGATCCGAGCTGGAAGGCACGCATACGAGGCCGCTGGCGCCAACGGTGTACTGTTCAAACAGGTCAACCAATCGGTTGAAAAGGGCGTTGTTGCGCTCGAACTCGCGGGACTTCTCAACGATTACGAACCGCGTCGCACCGGGCCTCGTAAACCCCGGACGCCACATAAGAGCGGTCAGGGGAGTAGCGCCTGCTGGCCTCGTAAATGTTCGTGACGGATTTCGAAACCTCGGACGGGAGCGCCCTGGCGACGGAATCAGAGCTGCTCGCCACAAGCAGAGAGTACGTGAGCTTGATCCGTGCCCAGATGGACAGGTTAGACAAGGGCCACCTCCGTCTCGCGCAGACTGTGGCCAATGCGGCTCCGGGAGTGGTCCTGACGGAACGAGCGCACCGGTTGCAGTCTGAACTTCATCTCGGCCGCAATCAGCTCGTCTGACGGGTCGGCGGTGCCGCCGGCGATCAGCGCGGCCTTGGCGACGGCGTGCAGGTCGTACAGGCGGGAAATTTCCTCGGCGATTTCCTGCGGGGAGCATCCGCGGCCAGGTTCCGGGATGGCGAACTGGGCGGACTTGCCGTTACTCAGCGTACCAATCAAGACGTCCCCAGTGGATGTCTGCTTGAGCCGGGCGCGGCACGCGGACTTCAGGCCGTCGCAGAGCGGCACGCCCGCTTCCTGGGAATCCCACTGGATCCCCTGAAGCAATAGCCGCCGAAATGCCGCTGTGGTCGCCACTGCCGGCGAACAAGCGGCGGGCGGCGGCTATATCAATGGGCGGAGTGTTCGGTTTTGTTCGGTTTTGACCAAGGTGCCGGGTTTCTGACGAGAAACGCCATAGCCTGCCGGACGCTGGCCCGATTCCCGGGCATCAAGAACCCGGACCGCTTCATGGCGAAAATATAGGTTCTTGACCGGTTCAGCGCGGACGCAAGCTCCTTCACCGAAAGCAGGTCATCGCTCACGCCTCCGCCTTCCCGAAAGCCGAAGCGTCGTCG